TTCAACAGGGTCAACGTCAGACCCAAACTGAGATGTCCAGTAAGCAATTTCAGAGGCAGATGGCGCTCGTCCTAAGACTCGTTGGTAGGCGTCTGCAATGGACATCCCAGTAGCAGCAGTTGTAGTGGTGGCTGCGGCTCTAGCTGCCTCTGCCTGTTGTGCTGCCGCTTGGAGTTGAGCTTGCGTTGGTGCTTGTGTCTCTACTGCTGCTTGTTGTGCTGCTAACGCTGCTGCTTGTTGTTGTGCTGCTGCTTGTTGTGCGGCATTCCTAGCTGCATTGGCAGCAACTTCTTCAGCCGCCATGCTCTGGAAAATACCCAACTCAGTGGGGTCAATGGACGTTCCAAAACGCTCCGCAAAGTATTGCAAGCCAGAGGCGTCAGGCGCTCTGCCCAGCACTTGCTGGTACATATCCCGCACGGCTGTATTGGTTGGCGCTGCCGCTGCGAGTTCAGGTTGAGCCGCCACACTGAAGGTTGACAGTTCAACAGGGTCCACGCTGTTACCAAACGTAGACTGCCAGTAGGCAACTTCATCGGCACTTGGTGTGCGGCCTAAGACTCGCTCGTAGGCGCTCTGGATTGACATATCAGCCATGCTATAACTCCTTGCTCATAATCCACCACTGTGGTGTGTAACCTGTCTTCGCCAGAAAAGTCTTCTGCCATCCCTTACGTCCAGCTAAAGTGACGCGAGTGCATCCAAGGCTCTTACCCCAAGCCTCGATCATTGGTGACATCAGTTCTAGTTCTTCCATCACGCCTGCTGCTAGAAAATAGTTTAGGCATTTTTGCTGTGGGTGGAGAACAATCTCCGTAACCACCACCGAATTCCGTCCAGGCCAGAATTGCATCTTGGCTTGCTGGACCAGCTCAACGACATCCTCAAATGTGTGAGTGTTCAACGAATATTTTAAGGCTTTTTCAATCTCTGGCCTCAATCTCTCAATATCTGTCATAGTGCCGTTGCCGATAACGCTCCTGCGTTACTCACCACCACACTGTATCTAGTCCCATTTGGTGAGGTCAATATCAATCTGCTGGAACTGATCTCAACGTCCGCATTGATCTTTCGGTTTTGCCGGTCAGCATTTTCCAGCAAAAGGTTGCGTTGAGCCTCTGCCACTGGCGTGTAGGTTTGCGGTGGGGTTGGAACCTTCATCAGCGTTTTCCGGCTGGCACTGCATCTAGGCGCATCACCCCCACCCGCCAATCACTCAGGGTATCGGCTGTCACCTTCATCTTTACCTGGCGTCCTGAGAACCTGGCGTCTGTCGGGTTGGCACTGGTGAATGGGCCAAAGCTAGTCTCTGTCCCTGTTGGGTAGAGGCGGCTGCTAAAGCTGATGCTGACATCACCTAGGTTGCTTTCGTCAGGTATCACCTTGCGAACTTGCATAATCTGCTCACCAGTGCCAATCTCCACTGGACCTGACTCAGCAAAGATAGTCTGTGAGTCATAGGCAAAGCCCACCTCATGCTCGTAGATAAAACCATCAGAGCTGACCATCAGCGGGTTGTTGAAGACGCCCTTGTCAACACCAGCCAACCTAGACAATGTGCCCAGGCTCCAGTGATTTTCGCGGTAGTTGTAGATGCAGTAGGAGTCATTTTCTGTGCTGGCTGAACTGGTGTAGAACCACCAGATTTCACCAAACTTGCTGTTGTGGACAGCGTACACCTTACTTGCCTGCTCAAAGTTCATATTGCTGAACACGAAATCACCAATGTCACTCGGCAGTGGCTTGACGTAGCCATCGTAAATCCAGAAGCCTGACCTGCTCATCCAGATTGCGGCAGTGTCGATTGCCGCTACAGCTTGGGGTCCAATCAAGCCGCAGCCAGAGCCAGCCTTCTCAAATGAGAAGACGAACGGCTGACCAATGTAGCTGCTGGTGTGGACATCAACGTCAGTAAATATCAAATTGACGCCTCGCACCCGCTTACCCGCCAAGATGGAGCCAACAGTTGTCAGCTCAAAGCTGCCTGCTTGGTTGTTAGCGGCTGGTGACCAGGTGGTGTTGTCCTCCTGGTCTGACCATGCCACTAGGCGAGGATTACCGCTGGCACCAAGAGCAAAGACAAAACGCTCAGAGGTGGTCATCACCGCCGCGCAGCTTGTGGGTGCATTAACTAATGCAACGGCCTTCGTTGGCGTTGTGAATCCTAGCTGCCACTCAAGCAATTGACCATCGCTAGTGCAGCAGCCAACCCAATACTCGCCCCAAGTGTCCATTGACCATGTTGCAGCGTTAATGATTTCGCCAGTGTCTGGCCTAGCTACACCATAGGCAAAGTTGCCATATTTGTTGTAGCCATAGCCAACTAGCAGTGACGCATCGGCATTTCCAGGTGTGAATGTGGTTGGGGTGATGTCCTTGAGCGTCCCGCCCTGGTCCATCACAAACAGCTTGGTGTTGGTGCCAGCCACAATCCATCGCTCGTTTGCATCATCTCGCCAGTTAATGATGCCCCTGCACTTGCCTGTAACCTGGCTAGATGACCTTTTGCGCCAACCCCCAACTGGTCTAAGAGTACCCTCAAACCAACGCACCAGGTTAGCGTCAAACCACCGACCCATTGATTGGTACTCGGTGCCGTTGCGGTACACGCCTGCTGGTATCTTGAGTGGCATCAGCATATTGATCTTTCAGACAAACTGTCTAGTACCTTGCTTGTCGATAATTAAAGCCTGACCCCTTGGCTTTTCAGCAATGCTGATGTGAGTCCAAGAATCATATTCACGGATGATTTGGTCAAAGGGAAGTTTAGCCGAAATCAGCGCCCTCACCACAGCGTCTGGCGTCATCCCAGGCACCCTAAAGTCACAGGCCAAGCCTTGCCTATGCTGCGAGGTGTCCTTGCTGCCTACGGCATCATTGACTGCCTTGCTGCGGAAGGCTGAGTTAATCATCACAGGCTTGCCGCCAAGTGCTGTCTTCATTGTCTCCAAGAACTCAGCCAGCTTCTTGAGGTTGAGCAACTCCTGTGCGTTAGGCGTGTTGTCCAAGCTGCGGTGGTCAGTGCAGGTCAACTCAGCAAGTGTGAAGTGAGGTGTCATTTGTTCCTCGCTGATATTTCTTTGGCCTTGGCCTTGGCGTCTGCCTTGGAGCTGGCACCCCAAGCATTGAGACTCAGCAGCAGCCGGGTGGGTTTACCGTCCTTGTACTCTGGTCCATCGTTGCCGCCCATCCGTGCGAGGAAACTGGCTCGTCTAGGATTGTCACCAGACTTGACGGGTGGCTTGATGTTTTGCCCAGCCGCCTTGAGACTCGCCCGTCCAGCAGCATTCAACCCACCCTTGGGGTTTTGTCCTTCCTTGCGCTGCCAAGCTGGAGTCTTCATTTCTTCTTGGCTGTCTTGGCGGCTTGCTTGAAGTCCTTGGCGCTAGGCGCTGCCTTGCTGCCGACCTTGTTCATCTTTTCCTTGGAGCCAGCCTTGATTCGTTCTTGCTTGGCGTTGATGTTTGCGTAGAGTCCTGGTTTCATAGTCACCTCTTTGAAAGTAAATCTGTCTTGGCTTGACTTCCAGCAGAACTGCCGAAATAGTAAGCAATGATGCCAGTCCAGGCTGTACCGAGTGACCCCAGCATCATCAGGATGGCGGGGTTGTTGGAGTCAATCTGGTTGAAGAACATCATCACCATGATGCTGAAGAATCCAAGTGTCACGGCACCAGCAAGTATTGGCGGCATCTTGGACCTAGTGGCTGACTGCATATCCCTTGCGGATTTCCTATCCTCCACCTCCAGCTTCTCAAAGTTGAGGCCAAGCTCCTGCGCTTGCTTCTGCAACTCAATCTCAGCAATCTTCACCATTGCAATCTGATCTGCCGTCAGCTTGTTGCTGCTGATCATGTCGCCAACCTTCTCGGGGTCCACGCCAATGGCCTTGGAGATGGCGCTTACCGCCATGCCTGCCAGGGGACCGCCAAGAGCAGTGGCGATAGTCGGTGCAATTTGTTTGAGCCAGTCCATTACTTCTTCTCCAGCTTGGTATTGATCACGGCAATCTCTTGTCTGTTGTGCATGATGTCATCTCGGTTCTTTTGGATTTCTTTTTCCAAGTCTTGTCTCAGCTTTTCCCTTGCCAACTCAGCGCCTGAGTTGCTGGCTTGCTTGTTGTCACTGGTTACCACCAAGCTGATCTTGCTATTGAGAATAGTCACCTCATGGCTGAGATTTGACAGAGCCGACATCAGATACACAACGCAGCTAAACAGCAGTGGCAGTATTGCAAATGTGGCCTTTTCAATCAATGCGCCTTTATCGTCCGTCATGTGTCCCCCACAAGTTGCCAGGTGAACCAGGCAGTTAAACCAATCACTACAGCCACCAATGCAGCCCACAGGCCAAAGGTCAGGATGTCGTTAATCTCTGCTGCCCTCAGTGCCTTGGCCTGAGCCTTCTCTGCTTCTGCCTTCTTGCGTTCAGCCACCATGCGGTTGCGCTCCAGCATCAGTGCGTTCCAAACATCGTCGTTGCCTGACCATATCAGCATCTGCTTCAGCTCGTTCTCTGCGTCTTGGAGCTGCTTGAGTTGCATCACCGTCTCAAACGCCACTGCCGTATCGCTCTTGCCAAAGCCCTTTGGCTTTTTCTTGACTGACTCCTTGGCGATAACGTCCTTCGCCTCGAAGAACTTCATTAAGTCGCCACTGATGCCATTGATGTCCTTACCCATCTTGATGGCAGCTTGTATCCCTTTGATGGCTCCCTGGGCTACAGCGAAGGCGGTTAGCGGATCAATCATTTGTCCCGCCTGTTCCACATCTCAAACAGCGTTTTGATCTTCTCTTCCAGAACAGCTACCCGCAAGTCGAGTTTTGCCAGCACGATGATCAGCGTGATGATCGCCAGCAGGATGGGCCATGACTTGGACAGGACTTCAAATAAGTCCACTTCATCGTCCAAAGGTCAGAGATGCGTAGACGATGGCAGACATGGAGACGATCAAGACACCCGTAGTCTTCATAATCACGCCTTCCAGCCGCTTGAGCCGCGCATTGATCTGTGCATACCTCTCAGCACAAACGGCCTCATGGCTCGTAAACCGGATGTCTAGCTCGGTCATGGTTTTTATGCGGCGGCATTACGCAAAGGCGTCAAGTCTTCAGTTGTCCAGAAGTCTTTAGCCAGCATGATGTTCAGATGCTCTTTATTACGATTTAAGCAGTCCGTCCAAGCGGTGTCGCTCATGTAAGAAGGCTTGCCGCCGTTGATGAGGTTCACGCTGTCCATAGCGGCTTTGTAGTGTTGAGCAATTTGCTCTGGGGTTTGGGTATCCATCATGGTTAAGCTCCTTTAAGTTGGTTAAGTTCCGCCTGCAAAGCATCAACCTTTGCAGACAATTCTTGGATGGCTTTGACTAAAACAGGCACAAGTGACTCTCCGTTATATCGGAGTTTCTCGCTGTTTTCTGCATCAATGATGACAGGACTACTTCCCTCTAAAGCCTGAATATCTTGGGCTTTAAATCCATATCTAACAGGGCCATGTGGCACATTAGACTCACGAGATTCTCTGAATTGATATTGAATTGGATTAAGTTGTTTAACAAAATTCAACCCATGCGGCACTGAAGCAAAATTCATCTTATCTCTTGCATCAGACACTACTGTCCAAGCAACTTGCACATACGCATTAGTGACTGCTGTGCTACCCATAGAAATTCTGTTGTCTTCAGTAGTTATAACAAAAACTGGAGACCTAGCTTCTGCGGCAGTAAGCGCACCCAATCCCAAATTTCCCGAACCAGTAGTTACACCATATAAAGAATCAGTGCCAAGCGCAGTATTACAACTTCCAGTAGTTACAAATACAAGAGCTTGCCTACCAAAACCAGAATTTAAAGTACCAGTTGTGCAGCTAAATAAAGCACTATCGCCAAATCCAGTTTGATTAATTCCAGTAGTGCTTGAAGGTAAACACTGTTTTCCAAAAGCTGAATTTCTAGGGGCATCATTATCTCTTAGTGCTTCATAACCTACCGCAGTATTGCTTGCAAATGTTGTGTTTGACTTTAAAGCACGAACCCCTATGCCTACGTTATTTGTACCTGTTGTATTTGCATTAATTGATTCAACTCCCATAGCCACATTACTACTACCAGTAGTATTTGCCGTTAATGCTTTATAACCCACTGCTGTGTTGTCTGAGGCGGTGGTGTTGGCGACCAACGCTGACCAACCAAATGCTACGTTATTAGTGCCAGTAGTATTTACGCGCAACGCTTTATACCCAGTAGCAGTATTACTTCCACCTGTAGTGTTACCATTAAGAGCGTCTTGACCAACACCAGTGTTAAAACCTCCTGTAGTGTTGGCGTTAAGAGTAAAATCGCCGATAGCTGTGTTGGACTGGCCAGTAGTGTTCGCAAATAAAGCACGATTACCAATTGCTGTGTTGCTTTCACCTGTGGTGTTTGAAGTTAATGCGATATTGCCAACAGCAGTGTTGTTTACGCCTGACGTTGTAAGCAAACCAGCCTGATAACCAATCCAAGTATTGTTTATACCCGTGGTGACGTTACCCGCTTGGTAACCCAAGGCAGTCTCAAAAGGCGAGGCTGAATCAGTGACACCAGATAATGAAGCACCACCAGCAGCAGCACTTGTCCAAGTTGTACCGTTGCTCTTCAGCACGTTGCCATTTGTTCCGGGGGCCACAAAGGTGGGTGATGATGTGCCGTTGCCCAAGATGACATTGTTGGCTGTAAGCGTGGTCAGACCAGTGCCTCCCTTGGCTACTTTGAGAACTGGGCCTGCATCGAACAGTGCATCAATCAAGTCTAAATCCGTATTGACCTTGGTGCCCCAGGTGTCGGTTGAGGCACCTACCTCTGGCTTTGTCAGCAGTAGATTTGTTGTGGTGGTATCAGCCATTTTTTTGCTCCTATCAAACAGGTGTCCAAGTTTCGGAATTATCTACGATTGCAGTCCAAGTCTCTGCGGTGTCGCTAATTGCGGTGTACGTTTCTGCCGTGTTGGGAATAGCACCCCAACCAAATCCAAAGATGATGCCAACTGACCCAGTGGCTTCATTCCCACTAATTGCAAACGCTTTGCTAGGGCCAACACTTCCAACACTGCCTGTTGCGCCGTTGCCCGTGATGGCTTGGAACACCAGAACTGAAGTTGGCATTGCCTGCACAGCACCCGTTGCCGCATTGCCTGTCACAGCACTGCTCACCCCAGCACCAGTAGAGCCAACCGCACCCGCAGCCTGGTTACCACTAATCGCAAACGTCTTGCTGTGACCAACACTGCCAACCGCCAGGGTTGCCGCATTGCCTGTCACAGCCTGGGCCGCTGATGGCGTTATTAACCCCAGCGCACCTGCAGTCGAGTTGCCCGTTATGGCAACCGGAAATGCGGGTGTTACTGTACCAACATTGCCTGTGGCAAAAGTCCCGTCCTCTTGGACAGATATGTTTGCCAGCAACGTACCAACATTACCAGTAGCCGTGTTGCCGCTGATGACAACATTGCCAATGCCATAGACGCCAAGCCCGTAGTAGCCTGTTCCATAAGCAGCCATGCTGCCCCCTGTTATGCCAGCCTGATCAGGCCAGTGCTTGCATCATTGGTGGGCATGGTCAGAGTGAACGTCCCAGCGGTTACTGTCTGACTGCCAAAGGTGTGGACGCTGACTGCCTTGTTACTCTGGGTGCTGTTGTAAATCAGGACCGCATCAAACGCTGTGGACAAGGTTACAGTCGTGTATGAAATGCTGGCGCTTGGGGTAACAAAAGCAGTTGTCCCGCTGGTGCTTGGCGCAGTGCCAAAGGTCACAGTCACACCACCTGCAGTGTAGTTAGTGCCTGACACCTCGTTGGTGGCACTGTAGGCTGTGGTGCTTGCATTGACAGTAGCAGAGGCCAGGTACAGCGCAGCCTTGAATGTGTCGGCAGCAGTCGAGCCACGGGTTACGCCAGTGCCAAAGTTGTGATGCCCGACCAGCAATTCGCCCTTAAAACTGGTAGTCATTGCTTGAGTGTTAGCCAATTGATTTCTCCTTAAATTTGTTGCGTTTCGCCTTGGGCAAAAATGCCCTGCTTCAGCACCATGTTGACAGAACGATGCACCAACTCGCCATCATGCCAATACTCAACCCAGTTGGTTGACTCATTGCTGTTGTCCAAAGACCCCTCGCGCTTGTCCAGCAAGGAGTCATCCATATCGCCCTTTGTTGTTGTCACAATCATGTTCTATCCCAAAGTTCTGGCACGGGTTAACAGTGCGCCGCCAGAGGTTGACGCGCGGTCATCAGATGCTTGTAAATCAGTCAATGCACGTTCGTATAGACCAGCCCACACAGGAATTCTGTTGTCGTCCTGCAGGTACGGTGCGGCCTGCAGCAGACTGCCGTAGAGGTAGGCGTCTGGGCTAGAGTCTAGGATAAAGTTGGTGGCAACTGAGCTAGACAACTTGCTAAGTTTTGCGTAGTAAGTCAGCTCAGTTGCGTAGTTTGTATCAGGTGTAGGAGCCAGCCTAAACTGACCACCGACCACAGTGAAGAATCTTGGCTTACCACTTGCACTGAGCCTAAAAGACTCCTGGTCCATTGCGTCAATGGTCAAGAATGTCAATGGAGTGGGTGGGTTGGTGCCTGAGAGTTTGAATGTCCTGACTTCAAGAAAGTCGTTTGGCGTTGCCCCAAACTCTACATTGAAGGATGCATTGGAGCGAACAATCATCTGCCGGGTGCGTAGGACACGCTCCATCTGAGCCTCGGCGAGGCTGATGAAGTCGGCAATTGCCGCTGTCAGGTCTGATCTATTGAGCCAATCCGCAACTGATGCTTTTAGCTCGGTGTAGGTCGTGAGAGCCATTTACGCCTCCTTGTCCTGCAAATCCTTGACCACCCATGTGTGCTCATGCCGAAATTCAAAGGTGCCAATGTGGCCTATTTCGCGGGAGACATCGTGATCAATGTAGATTTTATACCCAATCTCTTTAGCCTTCAGGCAGAAGAAGACATCCTCACCAACGTAGCCACGCTTGTCATTGCGCCAGGGAGTCTCAAACCAAGGCTCGGACATCTTCTTGAAGACGTCTGCCTTGATCAGCATAACGCCCATGCCAATGGTGTCCACCTCCTGCAGACCGTGGTCATCCAAGGTGCTGTAGATTAGCTTGTTGCCAACCTTGGCAGTTGGGCCTGTCGGCATCCTGCGTCTGGCGCAGTTGGTTGCCACGATGTCAAGGTCATGCGCCATCAGCCGCTGAATCATGTCCTGCGGGAAGGTCATGTCAGAGTCAATAAACAGGATGTGGCTGCAACCCTCGCGCATCGCGTCCAGCGCCAGCTCTGCGCGTTGATTCTGAATCAGCGTACCTTGCATGATTTTCAGGTCAATGCGGTCATCGGTGTTGCAGGCGTGATAGGCCACCATATTGACCAAGCAATAGGCGTACTGGGTGTGAACCATGTCACGCGCTGGAGTGCAAACCGCAATAATTGTCATACTTGTCCTGGTCGTGTTCTGAAGAATCTGTTGTCGGGGTCATTGAGCCAGCGTTTCATGTAGGCTTGATCTGTAATCTTGCCGCTGGCCTGCAGCTCGTAGTAAATGTTTAGTGGAATGCTTGCCACCTTGTGCCACTCGCCTGTCCAGTTGGCCTTGTTGTCTGTGGCGTTGAACTGGTCCTTGTTCTCTTCCACCACATTGGAGACATCCTGCTGAGTCTCAATGGTTGCCTCATCAGTCAATGGGTTGTAGTGCCAGAGCCTGGTGATGCCTGTTGTCTCGTCTTTATCAAAGATTCGTGTTTCCATATTTTGAAGGTGGACCAAGTTTCCCTGGCCCACCCCTCCGTTTAGGACGTTACCAAGTCGGCAGCAAGACCGTGAGCATTCTCACTGGTGATCTTCAGGCCGTACTCAACAATCAGCAGCCGCTTCTCAGCGTCACCCGTCTTTGCCAGTTCCATCTGCTGGAAAGGACGCAGGTAGGCAACAGAGGCGTACTCAGGGTCCAGCACCAGCGCATCACGCTCGCGTTGGAACCGATTCGCCACCACCGTCACATTGCCAAAGTCGCTGACGTAGACATCAGCAGCACCAACGATGGTGGCGGGTTTAGCGCCGCCTTCGATGTTGTAGCGGGTTGCAGCAATACCTGCAAATCCGCTAACGCGCTGCTTGTTGACCGGGCCTGTCATCAGGATTTTCGGTGTACCGCCAGAGGTCCAGGTCTTTTGAATCACATTCTTGAGAATGGTTTCAGTAAAGGTCCGAACAGTACCATCGGTACGCAAGCTGTTTGGCAGCGTTGTGTAAGACGGGTCAGTGCCAGTTGTATCAGTGTTGGTCTTGATGAAGGCCAGGACAGAGCCGGTAGTACGGGCAGCACTGGTGCTACCTGCACTTGCGACTTGGCTCTGGACCATCACCAATTCCATATCACGCTTCAACTCAGCGCCCTTCTTAGCCAACTGGTAGGCCAACTCAGACTTACGTCCAGCCTTGTTGACAACTTCCTCGGTGTTGGACAGCACAACCGTTTTGCGGCTGATCTGGCAGTAGTTCTGCATCCGCACCGTTGCGGTTACAGGGTCGTAGGTTCCAATGTCATCACCCTCAAGCTGGGCATTGGTTGCCGCAGCTTGGAGTGCATCGGTCTGCCACTCGTACAGCGTGTTTTGCACACTGTCTTTTCCAATGTTGGATTGGAAAGGCGTCTCCTCTGGTGAGATGTTGTAGATGATGTTGCTGAGATTTTCACGGATACCCTTGGCAGAGTATGTGGTGAATGTGTTGCTTACGATAGCCATTTTGAATTACCTCAAAAGATGTTCAATTGCGGAAGCCGCATCGTTGACGCGACCAGTTTTAGCAAGTCTTTGTTGCGACCTTCTAGCATCAGTTACGTTGTCCATTCTCCCCGCTGCACCTGGCTTGGCGGGTTTAGGCCCATTGTTGACCGCTGGCCTGATGTTGCCCCTCTTGGTCATCATCTGGTCGTACAGCGCAGCCTTACGCAGCGCAACGACAGCACGGTGGTCAAAAATATTCTTCAGCTCGTCAGAGGAAAAGCCTAGCTTTTGCCCCCACTCAATCAGCAACGTCTTTTCAGCCTTGGCCTTGTCTGGATTGCTCCACTCAGGGATGGCTTTTAGCATGGCATCTTGCTGTTGTGCGAGGTGTGCCTGCATAGACTGGTATTGCTCTTGCGCTTGGATGTGAGAGAGTCGCTGCCTTTCAGACTGAATAGCTGCGTGTACTTTCTCGGCATCTCTTGCAAGTTCCTTTTGCCTCACCCACTCGATTGGGTCTTCACTGTAAAGACGATCCATATCAAGTTTAGGTGCAGCGTTTTGCTGAAGTTGCGCCTGGAGTGACCCCAATAACTGGGAATACTGCTGGCGCTCCGTCCGCACAAGTTCAGCCTCTGCCTGGAACGCCCTTCGTTCCTCGGACACTTGCTGAGTCTTGCGGGTGTAGTCTGCTTCTCGGCTGTAGCCCTTTTGGAGTTCTTCAAGCGTGACCTCGACATTCTTGCCGTCAACTTTGACGGTGAATACTGGTGGCTTGTCCTCCTCCTCCTCGGCCTCATCCTCATCAGGCTGTTCCCCATCGGAGTCTTGCAATTCCTCCTCTGGAGCCGCTGAGTCAACTTGCGTCAACTCTTCCTGCAACTCAACGTCCTGTTGGTCCCCACCTTCCGATGGCAACATCGCGTCAATCGCACTTGCTGCGTTAGCAATATTTAGGTTATCCATGTTTCAGTTCCTTTCATTTACGGGTGCGTTCCAATTTCTTACGCTCCACCCAACCGTTGTCGATCATCTTCTTCAGCTCAGTTTTCAACATATCAATGCTTTGCAGCATCGCCCACGCTTGCTCACGTTTTGCAGATTCATCGGGAAGGCTAGACTTCCACTTGTAAACCTGGATATCTTGAAGCTGTTGCAGGGCATTGGTAAAAACCTCGTCTTGGAGCAGTAGCTCTGACTTGTTGCCCTTGCGGATGATGTCTTCCTCGGTCATTGAAAGGTTCCTAGTTGTTGTTGTTTAAGCATCTCACGGTCAATATTCTGTTGAGCCGTAATCTCAGCCGTACTGATTTGGGTGTTGTACTTCAGCTCCAGCTCGTACTTCTTCAGAGCCATCTCTTGGTACATCTTGTCTCGCGCAAAGTCATCGTCCATCACCATCTTCTGGCGGCTGAGTTCAAGTTCTGCTGCCTTCTTCTGGATGTCGGCCTGGATGCTCTGAGCCTGCACCTGCGCCAGCATCTCCTCTGGTGTTGGCTTGGGTGCGGGTGGTGCTGGCGGCTGGTAGTCGGCGGGTATCTGGTTAAAGAACTGGCTAGGGTCTTTGAAGCCGTTCAGCTCCACAATCTTCCGCAAGGTGCTGCTGTACTGTGCTGGCGTTACCAATGGATTCACCACACCAAGCTGTGTCAGCACTTCTTGCTGCTTGGCGCTGATCTGCATCAGTGCCGCCACGCGCTCGTTGGTGTCTCCGTTGCCCATGCCAATATTGATGGAGCAGTCCATTGCAGCGTCCCAGGCTCGGGGGTCAATCTGCACAAACTCATTCCGCAGGCGCACCATGCGAGCCTTGTCCTGGTGGGTGGTCACCAAGAACAAGATGCTCTTGAACAGCTTCTTCATGCCCTCTGCCATGATGCGGCTGATCAACTCAATGCGGCCTTGGCTGGCTGAGATAGTTGCTGCCACTGCCGCCTTGGTGCTGGACTGCAAGGCGTCAGCGTTCAGTCCCATCGCCGCCTTGCTCATGCCAGTACGGTCCTCACGCAGTTGGTCCATG